AAAACGGATAGGCAAAAAGATGGCGAATTGGTTGAAAAAAAGGACATTGAACCAGTGCCAGAGTTTTCACCTCGAAATAACATATGGAAATACACGGTAGGCAAGGGATTCAATTCAAGCGATAAAGAATCACACGAACACCCAGCCATTTTCCCCGAAAAGTTAGCGGAGGATCATATACTGTCTTGGTCAAACGAAGGTGATGTAGTACTAGATATTTTCAGTGGCTCTGGTACTACATGTAAAATGGCAAAGAAGAATAAGCGTAACTACATTGGTATTGAACTGAGTAAGGAATATTATGATTTATCTTTAAAAATTATCGGAAAATATTAAAATCTATGTTTGATATATGGACGTAATTGTATATCCTACCGAAAATCATTACGACACCTTATATGAAATGTTTCAGGGAATCAAGTTTGTAAAGAAAAAGCATGGCGGTATGGATAATCGTCTTGGATTTCCCGAGCATCGTGGGGGACTCTTTGGCATGGTTAGACCGAAGTTTCCAAAGACAAAGAATCCAGTACCATTATTATCCATGTACTCTCGAAAGTATCCTAAAGTTTATGAAGAAATACAACGTATTGGTAAGTTAATAGTACCATTTGAATACAAAGCAGTTCAAGTTAATCATAATCTGGAATGTCCGCCTCACAGAGATAAGAATAATAAATCTCGTTCTGTACTGGTATCATTTGGTGAATATACGGGCGGTGATATCGTAATAGAAGGTATTGAATATAATGCGTATCATACACCTATCGAGTTTGATGGTTGTAAGATGACACATTGGAATAAGCCAATACATGGAAATAAATATAGTTTAGTTTATTTTAGTTAATTTTTTTAATCTAAACTCAGCAATACCATTTTTTCTGAACCATTTTTTTCCATATTTAGGAAATATTTTTTCTAATTCATTTACTTCTCGTTCGATTTCAGATAATCGTTCTTTTATTTTTCCTATACCACCACTACTAAAATATTTTGTTTTAGGTGCTATCTTGTTGAATCGTAAGACGATACCATCTTCAATAAAGTAACGTATGCTTCGCTCTACATCTTCTTTATTACCTTGCTTTGAAATGATTACATCAAGGTTACGGTTTTTAGGTCTTGTAATAATTCCATAAAGGCAACCAACACAAAAGTTAAGACAAGTAGATATGTCTTGTCTTCCTTTTCTAAAAAATGGATTATAAACAGCATACACACCCCACAAGTAAGCCTTTTTATCGATACATTGTTTAAAAGCATCATTTATGAATGTAATCAAATCTGGATATGATGACATGGTTAAGTCTATGTCTTCCAAATCATCGTCCATATACACTAAATGCGATCCTTCGGGATATTGGTCAAGAATAAATTGACGTTGAGGTACAATACCTTTGACACCAACTACAATATTATAATCAGGCAATGCTTGTTTATAATCTTCTAGCTGTTCAGCGACAACGTAAATAGTAATTATTTCTTTTGGAATATTATATTTTTCTAATGTAGCAATGGTATGACACATTTTCGATCTTCCATAAGAAGGAATTACAATAAACATAGTATGCTTATATATTTTAATCTTGCTTAGCGTACGTGTTCTGTAATTGATTTACACTAGTACCCATTGCCGTCGCAGTGGTTTCCATTTCCTTAATGGCTGGGCTAAACTTTTCAGTAATATAAATATTTCGTAACATGCTAACGCTAATCTTATTTTGAAAAATCTTATTCAAGATACGGGTAATCTGATTTGAATGATTAAATGGTGTTCCATCGTAAAAACACAATAGCCTATCACAGTTAGGCTTAAACTTCATATATACCTTCAAAATATCACTCAATTCTTTTGGCACGGCTTCAATTTGAGTTTTGTATGTCTTATTTGTCTTATAATTATTAAAAACAAAGACATCATTGTTAAAATAATTAAAATCAGTAGAAGTTGGCTCACCAATAATCATGTTCAAATAATCAAGACTACGGCGTGGTGGTATCAGAGTATATAGACTCAATACAACCAATTCAAGCAAACAATTATATTCTGCTTCCGTTAATTCCTTCTTCGATTTTTTTGGCAAATATGCCATGTACTGCTTCTGCTTCTGCAAAACGGCTTCTTGTGAGAGCCAATTTTCGGTTTGTTTTTCACTTTTTGTTGTATTGGTCTTCAAATCTTTATTCATTTGTTCTAGATGAGGGTAATACTTGGCATACAATTTATCGTCTTTTCCCTTAACTGCCGAAACGATTGCGATAAGATAGGATCGTCCGGTATTCTTTGGCTTGGAATTAATTATTTCCATAATGCTATCAACTTTCTTTAAGAACTTGAAATCCTTAACTTCCTTATCACCATTTAACTTCTTCAAGTTATGTAAATACAACTTTTTGGTTGAATCCTTAATTGAGCCACCAAAAATCTCCATATAATCTAACAATATTTTTATTTTTAATCTATTTCGCAATATGGATTAATTTATCATTTATATTTTCAATACTTACATTATTTTGTGTAAATAACGTTTCATACTCATTTAAGCAATCAGAAAGAAATGCTCGACCATCAAGTACAGTACGATGTGTCCTATCTAATTTTAATGTATTATTAATCTTAATGGACAATAAATAAAAAGACTGAAAAGAAGACAAACTTATTTCTATTTTTTTAGATATATTTAAAAATAATTCAAGCGATCCTATCGTAGCACAAATAAAGGCTAACAAACAGTTAATAATACTAACGGCAGATTGACTCGTATAAGTAGATAATCCTACTGCAAAGACTGAGTTAATTCCGGATAGCACGATGACAGGGATTTTAAAGAACTTTTGAAGATACATTAGATCTAAATATTCCTGTTTGCTTATTAATGCTTGTTGTGCTGAATTATCTTGTATCGCTTCTAAACGTTTTTCGATATCGCAAGACCAGAAATGCTGGTCTGTTTTATCAGTTTCTTCACTTCTTTGTAGTAAAGGCATCGGAAACTCAGGTTCTTCACCAAATGGCGACTCCATATTAAGTAAGAATATTTGTTTTTGTTAATGTAAGACTCCATTTAAAATCGGCATCGTGGTCTTTATCAGCATTCATAAATAGTTGAATGGTTAATGGTGGAATATTTGTATCACTTGTTCCTACCAAACCTGAAAAGTCATAAAAATCAGTATAAGTAAATGCTTGTAACTGACTACTGGTTTGACTGTATGAATTACCAGTTAATGCTTGAGCATAAGGTGTGGTTTGGTTAAACTGCCAACCATTATATTCAACGAGTTGCTCATCAACAAAGTTTATATAAAAAGCAAACCCATTATCGTTATTGTTATTACTCAAATTATAAAAATTAATACTAAACTCCATTTTCCATTGAGTAGAAGCATAAACCCCTCCGGAAAAAAACTCTATGGGAATATTCTCCCAAAGTTTATAATATACTAACTGCCAACTATTATTTCCAACATAAGAAGATATTGCTCCCCCAAACTTATCAGAAAGACAGATAGGTAAAGCGTAAGTTTTACAAGTAAGATTATTAGCATTTAATGCTATAGTATCGTTTGTTGCGGTTACTGTCACATTTTGACCTTGTATATTCATACTATCCGCATTAGCAGTAATATTTACTTGAGCGTCTCCGGTAATACTAAATATTCCAGTAATAGCAGTTATTGAAGTATTGTTTATTGTCATTGTATCACCACCATTATCTAAAATAAGTTGATTCGGTGAAAGAGTAGTTGTATTATCTATAGTATGAAGTTCTAATGTATTATTACCTGTAAATTGAAAATAGTTGTCGTTGTTGTCATTTGCTCCTACAAATGTTTGTCCATTTCCTGAACTTGTTATTATTGAAAATGTATTATACACAGCATTAGGGTTGGTTGGGTCATTTATATCTTGTATATAAGTAGTAAAACCTTCCTGTGAAATCTGAGATTGACTCGTGATGGTTCCACCATTTCCATCTGTTAATCTATCTTGATATAAACTATAAATAGCGACTCCTTGAGGATTATCTCGGGTTGGTAATTCACCACCTGTTTTAACTTTATCAGTAATGGATAAAACAGAACTAGAATAATTAACACTTTCTTTTACTATTATATCAATTCCAGCCTTTTCAAGAAAAATATCTCCATCTGCTGTATTACCATTATCAAGTACATCTTGGAGCGTAGGTGCTACACTAGGTAAATCATTCCATATTACATTAGCACCATCATACTGAATCACTTGATTTGTGGTTGGGGCAGAACCATTTAATACATCACTAGCAGTTACAACTTGTTGTAGTGTGTTTGATGTTCCAATACCTGCTTGATTATTCAACTCAATTGCTAGTAAAGTATTGTATTTACTATTTAATGCTCCAAAAGAACCTGACATATAGTAGTGTTATATTTTTTTATTTCTCTTACGACAATTTTCAACATGGGTAATCCATTGTAAGTTTTCGGCTCTATTATCATATCGATTTGAGTTAATATGATCGACTTCTAATTTATCAGTAGTATCAGGTCTATTACAAAATAATTCGGCTACAACAATATGACATCTACGACGATGACGATTTGTACCAAGCCCAATTTTTAAATAAGAAAAATCTTTATGCCCAGTACGCCATGGACGTAATATACGATTGGTATTTTTATTCTTAAAGTTTCCTAAATTAGACACGGCATACGTTTCGTTGTAGTCCTTCCAAATCTCCATTAGATTAAAAATAGAAAAGAATTGGATTATTTTTCCTTAAATAGGCTTTGCGTTTCCACAAGTAATAAACATACAAACGATTAAATCAAATGGTAATTCATATTTTTCTTGTAAATTATCCATGTATTTTTGAAACTCTGTTTGAGTATATCCCATTTTCAATAATGATACTCTCATAACACACCATCTACCACAAGTTTGAGCGTCACCTTTTTGAAAGCGTCTCTTACTGTAATCACATGGTTTTCCATTTAAAAGTCTGGTAATTTGTTTTGTGTCTTCTCCTAAGATACGTTTCACACAAGCAGATAATACATTCAAATCATTATCATATTTATGTCCGTATGAGTTAAAATAAAAATATTTACCATCTAGTTTATAAAGGATTACCCAGTGTCCTTTATTTCTTTCCCATTCTAATAAAATTATTTTAAAATCACTATTATTTGGTAAAAGTTCATCAATATCACGAAAGTTTGCTAAATCTTTATATAATAAAATATCTTCTGATTTTACACCAATAGATTTTTCAAGATCTTCATTGGTTAATGGTATGTTACTAATTCGAATTAATTCATCTATATCCATTCTATATACTACTATTTTTATAAAAAATATTATACTATAGCATGACTGATAACAACGGAACTTATGTATCTAGATATGATGATAATCAAATATTTGGGTATAATATATTTGAACAGCCAATACAAGTACCTTCTCTACAATCATCAAGTACATTGCAATTAAATGCTCCAGATGGATTAATCTTAAGTAACGGTGTAGGTGCGAATGGTCAGATTTTAGTAAGTCAAGGAATAAATAATCCTCCACAATGGCGTACTGTATCTGGAGCATCAACTACTTTATCTGCTTTAGTTGCTCAAAACTCTAGCTGTGGTGATTTACCATTAACTCAATGTTCGGGTATCGAAAGTACGAATGCGTTTAATTTAGTAGCAAATGATGGATTAAATGTAGGTAATGGAGTAGGTACAATAGGTCAAGTAATTACTAGCAATG